GATTCGATTGGAGATGGCACCTCCCTCTGCAGAATTGTATAGTGCTTTACCTGATAAATATAAGCAAGAGGTTAATCTTTACACGTTCAAGGTGTGGGATCAAATCTTCCAACTGAAACAGTCACTCATGAGCAACATCCGAGTCAGTGGTACTGTCACTCCATATCTTGATGGCAAACCAACTGCTCACGAAGGTTTCGTTACACAAAACGAAGTACCTGTGAAACTTGTAGACCGAATGACCTTTAGCAAAGCAAACTTCAATCTTAGTAAAAATTGGACGAATGAAAAAGTTTAGTGCTTTCCTATCTGAAGCAGAGAGATCGTTCGCTGCAAAGGCAGCAGAGAAATTAAATCTCCAACATATTGGTTACGGACGATATGCCGATAAGAATGGCAACGTTACCCATATGTCACAGAATGGAGAACTAGTAAAAATTACAAAAGACAATGACCCAGGACCCCAACAATCCGCAGGAGGAGAAGAAACTGCAGATGGCGAGGGTGCGGTCGATCAAGGTGCAATATCTATTACTTTTGGAAGATTCAATCCACCTACTATTGGACACGAGAAACTTCTCGACAAAGTAGCAAGAGAGGCAAAAACAAGTGGAGGAGCGTATAGAATATACCCCTCAAGGACGGAGGATCCTAAGAAGAACCCCCTCGATGCAGGTACTAAAATCAAATATATGCGTCAAGCGTATCCTGATCACGCTAATTCGATCATTGATAACGCTGATATGCGTACTATTTTTGATGTTCTTGGGGGACTCGATAGTGAGGGGTATAGCAGTGTTAATATTGTGGTGGGAGGTGACAGGGTTTCTGAGTTCAACTCGTTAGCAAACAAGTATAACGGTGATCTCTATAACTTTGATGATATTAAGGTGACCTCAGCAGGTGACCGTGACCCAGATGGTGAAGGTGTAGAAGGTATGTCTGCATCTAAACTTAGAGCAGCAGCATTACAGGGTGACTACGATTCATTTAAGCAAGGTATTCCAAAGAGTATCAAAGATAAGGATCTTCAGTCTCTTTACGGAACGTTAAGAACTGCAATGAAAGTTGAAGAGGATCAAGATTTTGGTGACTGCTCTTATAAACTATTTGAGTACGCACCTAAGTTAGATCTCGAAGGATTACGCGAGGCATACTTTGATGGTGAACTATTCAAAGAGGGAACTTTCGTTGAGAACCTTAACACAGGGATCGTTAGTAAGATTGTTAGTTGTGGTAGCAACTATGTCATCAGTATTGATGAGTCTGATCATCTATTTCGGACTTGGTTGAAAGACTTAGTTGAGCGAAACGACATCAAGTTCTTTGATTTTACCCCTGCAGGTGAGATGGGAACTGATGCTCTCACTAACTACATGCGTAAACTTACCCCTGGTGAGTTTATAAACAAGATAAATAAAAAGGATAAGGTTACCAAGTAAAATGAATTTCAAAGAATTACCTGATATGTCTGCTGCCTATCAAGAGGTGCAGGAGAAAGCAAAGAAACTCGATCCAGTCGGGAAAGAGGATGGTGACATCAATAATGATGGCAAAAAAGATAAGACCGATTCATATCTTGCTAACCGCAGAAAGGTTATTTCCGCTAAGTTAAAGGAGGGTAAGGCAACTCCTGAGTCTGGAACTGGTAAGTATTATAAAGAAGGTAAACCTACTGCTATGCAGAAGGAAAAACGTGCCAAGATGGAAAAGATCAAGGCATTGACTAATGCAGGTAAGCATAAAGAAGCAAGTGCACTCTATAACAAAGAAGAAGTTGAGAACGTAGAAGAGGGTAGTGCATACGGTATCTACAAAGGTGATGGTGTAGATAAGATTAGAGCACCAAGAAAGCAGAAAGGTGCTATGGCATATGATGGTCCTAACAAGGCAGCATCCGAAGCAAAGGATCGCATTCTTGCTAAGACTAAAGCAAAGATGAAGAAAGAAGGATTCGCATTCTCTGCTGCAGAGTTAGAAGAATTGAATGAAAGTGTAGAGTTTGATCTGGTAACCGATGAAGAACTCGTAGACTTCATGATCGAATCTATTGGTGATCTTGCAGAAGACGAAGAAGATCTTCTAGAGATCTGCGAAGAACTAGAACTCATGGAAGCACCTGGGTTTGAGCATATTGCTACTGGTGCTAAGAAAGAAAAACCTTCTGTCTCCAAACCTTCTAGAATGGAGAGAGTAAAGAGTGCTGCTAAGAAAGCAGGTTCTATGCTTAAGAAAGGTGCTAAGGTAGCAGGTAAAGCAGCAGCAAGAGGTGCAGGTTATGCATCTGGTGTTGCACAAAGAGGAGCAGCAGCAGCGAAGAAAGAGTTTAAGAAAGGTAGAGAGCGTGGTCTGAGTGGTAGTTCTAGCAGCAGTGGCGGTAGTTCCTCTGGTGGTAGTTCTTCTTCTAGCAGCAGTGACTCAAGTAGCAGCAAAGTAGATAGTGTTATCTCTAGAGTCAAAGGTAAGAAGTCTGACTCTGGTAGCAGCAGTGGTAGCAGTGGAGAAACTCGTAGAGCAGTTGGTGGTGCACTCAAGAAAGTTGGTGGTCTTCTTAAGAAAGGACTTAAGAAAGGAGTTGGTAAACTCTCTCGTGCAGTGTCTAAGGGTAGTGACAAACTTGCCAAGAGACTTGGTGAAGACTACGATAGAATCGCACATCTACATGAGTCTGGTTTGTTCACCATCCAAGAAATTGAGAACGTAATCGAAGAAGGTTACAAAGGAAAGCATGGTCAGACTGATAAACAGTATGCTGACTCACGCTCCCAAGGTGGTAAGATGATCTCTGGCGACTCTAAGATGAGTGGTGCTGAATACACCCATGGTCGTAGAGTCAAGGCAATGAACCCTGGTATGCAACCTGATGTAGGTGGCAAGACCAAACCTAAGTCTCAAGGTAAAATGGACAAAGGCACCAGAGCAGATCTTGAGTATCGTAAAGCAAACTTGAAAGGTAAGTGATGTTAAGTTTTAAAGAACTGCAAGAGAAGAAGTCCAAAGTCCTCATCAATCCCAAGAAATCGGATATGCTTGAGGGCAAAGGAATCAATCATGGTGAAGACTGTGATTGTAAAAAATGCGAAGCAAAGCGCAAAGGTGAGGAAGTTTCTGACGGTCCTGATATCAGCACCGAGGAGACAAACCCCCTAAATAAAACACTTACAAACAACAATGCTTATGACAGTCAAGAAGAAGTTTCAGAAGAAAGCAATCAAGAAGAGCGCGATCACGAAACTTCCCTTATACGATTTGGCGAGTTCAGCGAGGCAACAAGATTAAAGAAAGAGAAGGGTTACGACAAGGGTGGCACTAAGAAACCTACAGGACCCAAACAAAAAGATTCTGCATTAGACTTTGTAAGAGCATCTATTACCAAACAGTATGGTAAGGGTGCACTTATGAGAAGTGGCAGCAACCAGAAACCTAAGGTGAAGGGTGCTAAGTCTACTGCAGGAACTGGTAAGTATAAAAAGATGGCAGATCAAAAGAAACAAGATGCTGCTGATGCTAAGAAACGAGGTTTCAAGGACACTAGTTCCTATAAAGAAACCATGGCACGTTACGGTGGCAAGAAAAACTATGACAGTGGAAGGGGTCTAGGAACTTGAACTGCCCCGAAGGACAATATTATTGCTTCGACGACAAGAAGTGTAAACCCATACCGAAAGGTATGAAAGTAGGAAAGGATGGTATGCTCATGAAAGAAGAACTAGCACATCTAAAAAAAGAAAGAGAATATAAAGAACGAGATAACCGTATGAAGTACGGTAAGTCATACAAGGAGGTCATGGCAAAGATGAAAGACCAGAAAGAAAAACTATACAAAGACACTAAAACTAAAGGAGTCAGATTCTACGACAGTAAAGGTTCTGGTTACATGAAGGGCGGTAAGAAGAAGTACGACTAAGAGCCTATATATTGTAGTTCCCTATAATAATGAACAATGTTAGGATTTTTACTCCCTCTTGCCTATAAGGTAATCGATTCAGCAATCGCAAAGATTCCTGATGATGAAGAACTTGGTGAAAAACTCATCGAGATCTGTCTTTTGATCGTTGGTAAAGCAGTTAAGTTGACTAAGACTGATGCTGATGACAAATTATTCGAGAAAGTCAAAGAGGCACTTGTTGCCAGAGATTAATACTCGCATAAATAAAGAATAGAAAGTATTTCACACTGGAGAAACAATGTCTTTATACGGAAGAGTTGACTCCACTGCTAACCAGACCGCTGTCGGTCGTACCATTGGTAACAGCGGTGGGTCAGTTACAAAAACTATCGTCTTTGTTGACGAGACTGAGTGCGGTCTTGCTGCGAACATCGGTCGTGGTTTGACTTCACCTGGTTGGTGGGCATATCACACCTACACTGATGTGTCTGGTGCAACTCGCCATAGAGCAGAGCATTTAATGTTCTTAACTAACCCAGAAGCGAACGCTGATGAGACACTGAGTGATGACACAATCGCAGCAGACGCAGCGAACACTATCACCTTGTCTACAAACAACACTGATAAGACAACTTCTAGTGGCGCAGCAACCTTCTTGGTCGCAGCATCTGTAACCAACAGTGGTACAGCAACCTTCCAATGGCAGAAGAGACTTACCTCTACTGGTAGATTCTCTAACGTGTCTGGTGCAACTAGCACATCTCTTGCACTTACAGGACAGACTGCAGCAAATGATGGTAACCAGTACAGAGTTAAAGTTAACTCCAACAATGGTGCTCCAGAAGTTATCTCCGCAGTAGCAACCTTAACATTCGGCAGTTAATTAGTCTATGAAATTTGACGAACTGAATGAGTCTAACTACATTCTGTTCGCCATCAAACATTATGAAAACCCTCATTGTGTTACAAGAGAGGATTTCGATGAAGATATAAAGCGTTTCAAATACTTGAAACGTTTGCTGAAAAGATACTTGAGAGGGGGTCCTTTAAGGATCCCTCTTATCTTGAATCACCTCATCATACTTTATAATGTGTTTGGCGAAGCAGCAACACCCTTACTCTTTTTTAAGTTTGAAAGAGAATACTGGTGTTTGCTAAAGACTCTACTACTCTACTTGAATAAATATCCTTTAGGGATGATGCCTCAGTTAGATGTAGATCCCTTACTCAAAGAAGAACTGGACAAGATCTAATGAACGAAGAAATGATGACAGCAGGAACAGGAGGTTTCAGTGGTAGTGCTGCTGCGACAGGTCCTAATGCGGGTTATGATCCAGTCTTAGGTTTTAAAAAGAAAGTTCAAAAAAGAAAAAAAGTACAAAAAGAATCCAGAGAAAATCCAACACAACCATCCAGACTTTTCCAATACAAAGTAAACGTTCCTGGGATCGGTGATACTATTATCTACGCTAATAGTCCTGCTGAACTCAAGCAGAAACTCAGACTGATGATCATGCCTCAGTATAGGTCTGACATCAGCATCGAAAGAATTCTTCCTGCTAACGCTGCGAAGTTTTTTATGGACAAGAGAATGAAGCATATGAGAAATGTTTCTGAGGAAACTGTGCAAGAAAATGCAGAGGCACAGATGAAACAGAAGCAAGCGATGATGAAGGTTGCTATAGAGAAAAAGAAAGTGATGATGAAGAAGCAAGAATTAGCAAAGCAACTTCAAATGAAGACCGCACAACTTAAAAAACAAGCAAGGGCAGGGGCAGATCAAGACGCAGCAAAGACCTAATGTCTGACCTCAACACCGCCATAATTGAAAGACTAGAGAAAGTAGTAGATACCCTTCAAGACAACAGTGTAAAGATGGGTCAGATTCTTGCTGTCCATAATGAGAAGTTAGATAAGCAAGACCAGATAGATCAAGTATTATTTGAGAAGATCGATAGGTTACATTCCGATCTTAATCGTGATACAGAAGCAATCAAAAGGGGGTGCGAGCGTGACATACGCAAAATCGACGAACGTCTTAGACTCATGGAAAAGAAGATGTGGTCTATATTTGGTGCTCTTAGTATTATATCTTTCCTCGTTAGTCCAATCGGACAAAACTTCCTCAACAACACAGGGTTGACAGAAAC